GCCGCCGGGGGTACGGGGGGTCCCCCCGACGGCACCTCTGTGGTGGGCCCACCCGTGGGGGCCTCTGTGTGAGCCTCTACGGCCTCAGGTTCGACGGGGGTATCCACGGGAGGCTCGGGCTCGGTTGGGGGCTCCACGACCGGCACAGCCTCCCCAGTGAGGGACGCAGCGATCCGCTCCACCACCGGACCCGGCGCGTCATGACCAGTCCGGACACCCCACGCAGCAACCCACCGCGCAGCAGCCTTCTCCGCAGCCGACCCCGAATCAGCGACCGCAGCCACCGAATCCGCCAGGCCAGCCTCGACAGCCTCCGCCGCGGTGTACCAGGTTTCGGCCTTCATCGTCTTCCGCCACGCCTTGGCATCCCCACCAGCCCGGGCCGCGTACGCCTGGGCGATGTTGTCGGAGATCATGTCGAGGAGGGCAGCCATGTCGAGCATGTCGCTCGCGTTGCCCATCGCCAGGCCCGACGCGTCGTGGATCATCATCTGCGCGTTCGGGCCCATCACGATCTCGTCGCCGGCCATCGCGATGACGGAGGCGATGGACGCGGCGAGCGCGTCGACCTTCACCGTGACCCGGGCCGGGTGTTCTCTCAACAGGTTGGCGATGGCGATGCCGTCGAAGACGTCCCCACCCGGCGAGTTCAACCTGAGGTTGATGTTCGGGGTCTTCACCCCCGCGAGATCCTTCGCGAAGTCCCCTGCGGTGACCCCCCAGAACGACACCTCGTCATAGACGTACAGGTCCGTGACGTCGGGGCCGCGGTTCTCGATCCGCCAGAACGGCGCCGCGTCCACGTGGGGGGCGCCGTGGGCCGGTGGGGTGCGTCGCGCCGCAGTGGGGCGGTTCACGCTCGGGTTCACCTCGGGGCCACATTGGTTCGGGTTCTTGTGGTCGCCCCTTCACTGGCTTGGCACGGAGCGTAGCGGATCACGCTGCGTGGTGTGCGCTACCCAGCGGAATCACCCGGACGGGCTAGGTGGTGAGGTTCTTGACGGCGGCGATCCGGTCGCACCGGTTGTGGGCACACGTCACGCAGAACCATCCCTCGGACGGGAGCCAGCCGATGTCGTGGCGGTCGGCGGGTCCGGTGCCTACTGCGGCCTTGAGGTAGATGACGTGGCCTGGGGTGTCGGTCATCACGACGCCACCTGAACGGCACGCTTGACCGCAGCCTTAACCCACAGCACAGGCATGACCCGCAACGACTCAGCCTCCAACGGCCCATCGACGGAGCCCACAGACAGGATCAGGGTGACGTCGCGGGCCCTGACCTGGTACAGCCGCAGACGGTCACCGCGGGATCGGCGGATCAACGCTGGGCAGGCCGTCACAGCGAACCGGGCGCAGCGTTCGTCGAGCCACGGCTCGGTCACCACCGGGACGTCACCGACACCCTCCACGTGCACGAGGTCAGTCGACAGGTCAGCGAAGACCAGGAACCGCCTCGACGACGGGACGAGACGACCGCAGACCTGGCACAGCCCGGTGACCATTGCTTCCCGCTGCCTGGCCATGTGCTGCCGGGTGAAGTCGGGGACCGTCTGGCCGGCGTCGTCGTAGAACACGGCGGGGCGTCCGACGTGCCGGTCATGTCTGATCGATAGGCGTTCGGTGTCGCCCTCGGGGCCCCACAGGTTGATCCACGGGACTGGGATGCCGCGTCGGTCGGTTCGTAGGTGCGACAGCCACGACGGGACCTGGTAGCCGCTCATCCTGCGGCCCAGGCTTCCTCGTCGGGCTGGATGTAGCAGTTGCGGCAGTCGTACCCGACGCCCTTCTTCGTCCAGAACCCGTCGAGGTCGTCGAGGGCGATCCGGGCGAGGAACGCCGCGAGGTGGACGGCTCCGTGGCAGCGGCGGAGGCAGGTGATGGCTGCGGTGGTCTCCTCACGGTCGCCGGGGTCGACCAGGCCGTGATCGGCGAGGAGGGTGATGGCGTCAGCTTCGTCGGCGGCTTCCTCGGCGGCGCGGTGTGTTGACCTGGCTCTTGACCTTGCAGTTGGCGCGTGCGCTTCACCTACTCCCGGTCGGACGGAGTCCGACCCACCCCGCGTCAGCGGGGCAGCAGTGGCCTGGTCGGGTGGCCCGGAAGTTTCCATGATCGAACTGGACCAATTTTGCAGAGCATCCCGGTCAGGTTCGTCGTTTTGCGAGTCGTGACCCAGTGTTTTTGGTTCAAGGGATGGTTCAAAGGATGGTTTGGGCGTCGCTGGCGTAGCCCCTAGATTCGCTGGCGTAGCCCCTAGATTCGCTGGCGTAGCCCCTAGATTCGCTGGACCCATCTCCTGGGGCGTCGCTGGCGTAGCCCCTAGACGCGGCTCGTATCCGTAGTCGCCGGGCATCCGGTGGTTCGTCGTCCCGTCGCACTCTTCCGGGCAGCGGACCAGTACCTCGTACCGGTTCGGCCGCTTGTTCTCAGGGGTTTCGGGTAGGCCGCCTGCGTTGCGGATGCAGCGGATCTCGCCGCTGTCCTCCAGTCGCCGGATGGCTTCCTGTACGTTCTTCCGGCTCCGCCGCGCGTACTTGACCAGCGACGCGACGGAGGGCCAGGCGCCGCCGTCTCCGTCGTGGTTGGCGATACCGAGGAGGACGACCTTGTCCGTACCGCCGGCCTGGGAGTGGTGCAGGACAACGGCCATCGCTTCGATGCTCATGACTGCGCCTCGACGGGCACGGTGCTGGCCTCGTGAAGACGGCTGGTCCACACCCCACCGGCGGTCCGCTGTCGGGTGATCCAGCCCGTGCGGGACAGGTTGAGGATGGCCCGGGCGACGCCGCCCTTGGACACGCCGAGTTCGGTGGCGGTGGCGGCTGCGGTGGGGTCTGCGCCGGAGTCGGCTGCGGTGGCGAGGCGTATCCAGACCCGTACGGCTAGGTGAGAGACGCGGTGATCGGTGATCAGGGCGTCGGGGACGACCGTGTAGCGGCGTTCCCTGGGTTCGCGTTGGATGACCGTCTGGTCGCTGTGAAGGGTTGCGGGTACGCTTGCTGGCATCGGTGCTCTCCTTGGGCAAGGTTCGGGTCCGGTGATCGTGGCCCCCAGTCGTTCCATCGGCTGGGGGCATCACCGTTTCTGGTGGTTCAGTGAACCCGATCCTACCACTCGGCCCGCTCTCATGTGAGCAGACGAGGGTGCGTAGGGGGTCTACGCTTCCACGCGTAGGGGGTCGGATTCTATCGACCGACCTGACTGTCAGTGATGGGCCGGACGAGTGACCCGACGTAGCCACCCCAACATGCTCGGCCGGTACCGGCGGCAGCTACACGCTCCGCAGTCCCGGCCCCGCCGTAGATGGGTGTGGAAGTCCCGGGAATGGCCCACACCGGCGGCACCCGGTCACGGCGCGATGCCGAGGTCCCGCAGAGCAACCGCGAACGCCGCCCAGGCGTCGAGGACGCCTTGCCGCTGTACCGGGGTGAGGGTGGGTAAGGCGTCGATCGAGGCTTGCGCGTGGGCGAGGGCCTGGTCCCAGTCGACGTCAGCCCAGACTTGACTGCGGCGGGTCCCGAACCGTTCGTAAGGGTCGGTCATGTGGCTACGGTATCCTTCACGCCCGTCAAGGTGCCCACACCGCCGACACACCGCTAGACGCCGTCCCTGAGGAGAAGCTCCACCGTCTCGCAAGGCCACGGCATGTTGCCTCCGTCCACGCCGAGGCAGTCCCGGCAGTTGCCGTACCCGTCGGGGGCGTGCAACTCGGCGACAGCCTGGAGGGTGGCGGCAGCCCTGACCACGGACATGCAGCTATCGACCAACTCAGCGTGACGCGCACGCGCGGCGGCGACCTCGGCGGCCTTCCGCTCCTCGTAGGCGCGGCGCCGTTCGGCGGCTTCCAGCTCGGGCTTGCGGAGTAGGGCCACCGCTTCGGCGGGGGTGAGGATGTGGTCGGTCATGCTGCCACGGTATCCTTCACGCCCGTCAAGGGCAACAGGACTATGTTACGTACTACGGTGGTCCCACCAACCCCCACCCCTGGGACATCACAGACCGGTAACGGGTTCCTTCTCGACCCACTGCCGCCAGTCCGACCCACCCCGCCAGATAGCAACCACGGTGCCCCTACAACGGGACCGGCCCTCGCAGTGGACGTACCCGCCAGTGGGGTAGGTCGCCTTCCACGGCTGCAACGGGTCGTCCGAGTTGCCCAACCACTTCCCATCGACCCGGCGACACTGGCCGCACTGGTTGGCGTCGTTTACCTCGTTCGCGTACAGGGCAGCGGACGGGCCAGCCGTCATCGTGGCCACCCTGCCGTCCCGTTGAGCTCCCGACAGGGCCCCACCCAGGACCAGCCTGGGCTGGGCGTCGGTCAACGTCCCGAGGTGCGCGGCGACCTGCTCACGGACCTGGACCCCGGTCATCCCTGGTGCCCACACCCGGACCGCTTCCCGGACCGTCGACTGCACCAGGACCCCACCGAGGACGGCGGCGAAGACCTGCGCGGTCCCCGCGGTCCGGACCCGGTCCAACGCGGCGGGCATCACCGTCACGTCCTGCGCTGCGGCCTCAGTGACGACCCGGGTAGCGGCGTCAGCGCCGAGCGCGAGCATCGCCGTTTCGAGGAGCGCGGCAGCCTCAGACTCGTCAACGCGGATGGCGGCGAGGGACACGACGTCCCCGGCGGTGACGTGGGCCTCGACTTGCGCGAGGAGCGTCGCGACCCAGGCTGCTGTGACGCCACCCCACTCAGCGAGGAGCCCGTCCAGCGCGGTGACCCACGCCTCCTGGACGGGCCCGAGATCCGGGCCAGCACCCTCCGGCAGGCTCGCAGGTATCCCGGCAGGTGCCTTCGGGAGCTCAGCGACCGCTCGCCAAGGCTCCCCATCATCCGGGTCCGTCCGATGCGAACGGCCGCCATGCCCCGACCTGGCCTCACGCCCACCGAGGAGGACACCCCGCACGATCGCAGCGACCTGACCCTCATCCGGTGATACCGCGCCGGCCCCCCCAGGTGAAGGGCTGGCCGGGGCCGGCGCGGGGAACGAGGGACCCGGCACCGCGAGGTCAGCGCCGTAGTCGTTCAGGATGGTCCGGGCCTCATCGGACGTCAGGACTGTCCCGACCCCCAGGTAGATCTTCTGGACCGCTTCGACGATGTCCCTGCTCTTACCGGACCCGGTCTGGGCGAGGGTCAGGGCGGGCATGTCGAGCCATTGGAGGATGTCGTCGGTGTCGAACCCGGCGTCTTTCAGCTTGACGACGGCGTCGACCTTGTTGGCGCGTTCAGCGTTGTCCGCTTCGGCGTCTTCGGGGACGGGACTGTCGTAGTCGAACTCCAAGCCAGCGGCGGCGGACCCGAACATCGGCAGGAACTCAGTGTTCAGGGCCTGCTTCCACCGCTCCAACCGCGGCTCGATGAGCCACTTGGCGAACACATACTCGGCGGCCTGCGCGACGGCACGGTTGGAGTCTTCGGTGTCGCCGAGCATCGGCTTCGGGAACCCGAACGCACGCCGCACCTTGTCATCACCCAACACGGACAGCTCGGTGAACTGCATGTCCTTCTGCGTGAACAGGACCGGCTTGTACGTCGCGCCGCCTTCGAGGAAGGCGACCCTGCCAGCGTTCGCTACGCCCTGGTGTTGCTCTTTCCACCGCTCGGTCATCTCGTCGAACTCGGCGTCGGACAGGCGGACCTCGACCTCGATGACACCGCCCGGGACGGCGCCGTTGACGAAGAAGTTCCGGTTCCATTCCGCGCTGTACTTCTCGCCGTCGAGGTGGTTGAGGACGGTCTGTACGGCGCCCATCCCCCGGTACGGGTCCAACGGGTTGGGGTGCCGCAGGAAGATGACTTCCTCGCGGGCGAGGGGGACCTGTTCCCCGTCCGGGCTGGTGTAGACGTACCCGGCGATGAAGTCGGTACGGGACGGGACGACGGTGATCCGGTCGGGGCGGACGTTCCACAGCTCCATCGGGAACGTCGCCCGGGGGTCCCGCGCGACCACGAGGACGGTCTCCCCGACGAGCTCGAAGTGTTGCTGCCCCGACTCGATCAGCTCTTGCCTAGTGGTGAACGGGTTCGGCCGCTCCAACACCCTGAGGGCGAGGTGGTCGGTGACTTCGACGCGTTCCCCGCCCCGGCTGGTCCGGTACAGCCGCCACTGCGCGCCAGCCGTCGACTCCGCCAGCCGGGACACGATCGCGAACAGCACCCCGGACGACCCGTAGGCGTCCATCGACTGCAACGGGTCCTTACGGAACAGGGTCGGGTGGAGCAGGTTCTGCGCCCTAGACACATACGGGACAGGCGCTTTCGCGGTGACGGTCCGGACCAGGCTCCTCACGAGTCTCCTCCTGTGTCGAGGGCCCAAACCACGGTGAACGCGGCGACGCCGGCCAGGGCGAAGCCTAGCGGTTGCGAGATCAACCAGCCGGCGTACACGACGCCTGCTAGGCCGAGCGTGTTGAACATGAGGACGACGGCGGACCGGGTGAACCCCCGGACCCGACCCCGGACCCTAGGGGTAGGGATGAGGGCACGCCGGACGGCGCGGCGGAACCTGCGGGTACGGGTCACTTCGACGGGTCCTCGAATCCGTGGCAGGACTGCGACCAGCCCACCCAGTTGATGTATTCCATCGCGTCCACCGCGAGCGCCTCCTCAGCCTCGACGAACTTCGCCATCAGCTGGTAGCAGGAGTAGGCGTCGATGCGGGCCTTGGTGCCGTCGGGGTACTGGGTCCAGTCGACGGCGGGTGGGATGTTCGGGTCTGCCGCCGGGGGTGTGGGTGCGGTGGCGGCGTCGAATCCGATAGCGACGACGACGAACAGGGCGAGCCCGGCTGCGAGGCCGGTGAGGGTCTTGAGGGTGTTCATGATGTCTCCTGGGGTGGGGTGGGGATGCGTATACAGTGCATCGGCAGTCTCCGGTGAGAGTTGAGTGTTACCGCATGATGCGGATGCGGGGTCTGGTCGACGGGTCCCGGGCGGCTGCCAAATAGCGGGCCGCGTCGAGGCCATGGTCGTCCTTCTTCAGGGGCTGTTCCTTCACCGTCACCCGGCCGGTCCCGTCGGGGAGCCACACGTACCCGGGGATCTCCTCGACGGTGCACGTCGGCCGTTTCGCAGCCACCAGCTCTTGGTCACGGTCCAGCACGCTGTCGCGGAGGAAGAACACCCGGGGCTTCCCGTCTCCCGCTGGGCGGAGCCGTTCCTGCATCAGCTGGATGCCGTGCAGGACCCGCTTGTCCGCCGCCCGCGTCGACATCCCGAGCTCGTTCTCGAACCGGCGCCGGTTCTCCGCGTCATGGTCGGCGAGGATCGTCTGCGGTTTCGGTTCCGTCCACTCCCCGTGCCGGTCGGTGACAGCCTTCAGGATGGCCCGGGCGTGTTGGTCGACGGTCCGCCCGGTGCGGTAGATCTCCCGGTACAGGTACAGGCGCCCGTCGTGGTCCTCCGCCCAGCATTGGAGGACGAACGGGTTGACGAACCCCCAGTCGATCGACCAGTACCGCGCCCAGTCCTGCGGGATCGGGAACCGGTCAACCACGTGGGTGTGGGGGTCGAACCCGTCGAAGATGATGCCCTCCGCCGCAACCCACAACCCCTTACGGAGCCGCTGATACCGGACCCCCGTCAACGCGTCGAGGATCGCCAGGTACGCCTT